TTCAAATACATTCTTAGGTGATATTTACGGAGATAGCATTACTGCTTTCTTTGAATTTGATGGAGACAGTAACGACTTTACTATACAAGTAGACCCGACTAATACTTATGGTGCTGATTCAGGTAACTATAATGTAGATGTAACTGGTTCAAGTAATGACTTTACTTTGGACGTAGGTACTAGTGCTTTAGCTTCTACTCTTGATCTTGATTGGATTGTAAATGGTGATTCAAACACCTTTGATTTTGATATAAATTATGATTTAGGAACGTCATATGTTGATGTGGATGGTGATTCCAACACAGTAAACTTTACAGGAAGTGGCTATCAAAGTGGATATTTTTACCTTGACCAAACAGGAAGCAGTAGAACCTTTAACATTACGCAATCTTCTACATTGGCCAGTGACTGGCTTAAACTGGTTACTACTGGCAGCAATGGTACTATTTGCGTCATCCAAAATGATGGCGGCACAAGTACCACTTGCTAGTATTGGAGATGTTACTGAACTAAAAGGCACTGCCGAAGTTATTAGAGATCAGCCCTACGGGGCTGAGCTAGATTTTGACATCAAACAACTTGATGATGTCCGTACTACTGCGGGCAGAATTGCTATTACTTTTTTAGATGACTCTGTTGTTAAACTAACAGAACATTCTAAGTTAGTTATTACCAAGTATATATTTGACCCTGACCCTTCTAAGGGAGAAGTAGCAATGAAATTTGCTAGCGGTACAGCTAGGTTTATTAGTAGTAAACTAGGAAAAATTGATAAAAAGAACTTTAGACTCTCTACACCCACAGCTGATATTGCTATCAGAGGTACCGACTTTACCTGTACGGTTGATGAGTTGGGGCGTTCTCTCATTATTTTATTACCTGACGCTAATGGTATATCTAGCGGTGAAATACTTGTTACAACTGCTATGGGAACAGTTACTCTTAATAAACCTTATGAAGCAACGACTGTTTCTGTTTGGGAATCAGCGCCTTCCAACCCTGTCATACTTGACCTTACCCTTGACGTCATCGACAACATGCTCATCGTTAGCCCTCCGGACGAACAAGAGTTATCCACAGAACAATCCACAGCGTCCGTAGCAGATAGCGGTGCTATTTTAGACATAGACTACCTGGAGTTTAATGAACTAGAGCGAGACTACCTGGCTGAAGATAGCTTAGAGTTTAGTGAATTAGACATAAATTTTTTAGACGTAAACTTCTTTGAAGATTTACTGGCAATCATAGAAGAAGTAGATAGGTTAAGTGCTGACAACTTATCCACAGGCACACTTGTGCAAGGTACAGATATAGGACAGGACTTAGAGACACAGATAATTACAATACTCCAGGGTGAACAGATTGCTTTCCAAAGAAAGGTTACGCAAGATGCCCAGTTGACTATAGATGCTTCCCAGGGGTACACTATTATATTAATACAGGACGGTAAGTACCAACAAATCGTAGTGAATGGTGGAGGCAACTCTACTATTACCATTACACAGGGGTCAGGATGATCGGATTTACATGCGGAGCTTTTGATTTATTACATGCAGGGCATGTAGTTATGTTTAAAGAAGCTAAAGAGAACTGCAAATACTTAATAGTAGGCTTGCAAACAGATCCATCGATAGACAGACAAGAAAAAAATAAACCTATTCAATCTATATATGAGCGTTACGTACAGCTCCAAGCAGTCAAATATATAAATGAAGTAATACCTTATGATACGGAGAAAAGTCTGTTAGACTTACTGAATAGTATACATATTGATATACGGTTTATAGGGGAAGATTACGTCGATAGACATTTTACAGGCAAAGGTATGCACGAAGTGTATTACACAAGCCGTAAACATTCTTTCTCTACAACAGAACTAAGGAGTAGAAAATGAAAACTTTTATTGAAATAGGTTCGTGTGACTTTGACACAAACTTAGAACTAATACGCACAGGCAACTGGAATGGCATACTAGTAGAGCCTGCCGACAGATTTTTTAAAAACCTACAAGAGCAAGCTGCGGCCATACCCCACAGTCAAAATGTAATTTTAGAAAATGTAGTCATTAGTGATTATGATGGCGAAATAGATTTTGCTAGTGTTAAACCTCGTTCGGACTGGGTACGCGGCATCTCATCTGTAGTTGACACGAACCATCAAGGGGAACGCATGTTTGATATTGCTAATGGACTTAATAAACAACACATAGAAAGTATTGTAAAAAAACCTTGTATTACTTTAGACACTTTACTAAACAAACACAACATTACAAATATTGATTACTTAAAGATTGACACTGAAGGTCATGAATTAAATATTATTAAATCATATTCTTGGAAGATAAAACCTACTCTTCTAAAAATAGAACACTCACACATTGATAACCTTTATTGTGAACGTTTGTTAAAAGACTTGGGATATTTAATTTATACAGAGGGTACTGATATATACGGAATTATCTAGTGAAGAAATGGTATTCGTATGTTGCAGTTGGGTTGCTGACTTTACCTTTATTATTTAACTGGCAGGCACTTGAAGTACTTAAGTTAAAAACATTTGACGCTTTCGTACAAAAAGAAGAACCATCTGGCTGGTTTGTAACGTTAGATATAACAGAAGAAGATGTAGCAGCTGCAGGTGGGTGGCCGTATCCGCGCCAGGACTTAGCACGTATTCATTTAGATCTACTAGAAGCAGGTGCTTTGGGTGTAGGTTGGGTTGTTGCTTTTCCACAAGCAGACAGGTTTGGTGGTGATCAAGCATTTGCAGATGCTTTGTTACAAGGTGCGAGTGTTATTGCTACCTTTGAAGGTGGGGCTTCGTATGCTCCAACTACAGGCACAGTCATACTAGGAGATGGTATACCTATACAAGCTATAGAAGCTCAAGGTGTTATTGGAAATGTACCCGTGCTAGCAGAGTCAGCTTACCAGGGACTGGCAGTTGCACGAACTGATGTAGATAATTTAGTTAGACGTTTACCTTTATTGTTACAAACACCTGATGGTTGGACGCCGTCGTTTGGTATACAAGTAATGAAGATGATTGGTGGTGCAGATACGTACATTATTAAAGGGCAGCAAGGGCAGATCGAAGAACTAACTGTACCTAACTATGCAGAAATACCTGTAGACAGCATTGGTCGTCGTTGGGTATCTTGGGTTGATACGCCAAGCACAAGCCTGGATGAGATGGATGTACGGGATAAGTTTGTGTTTGTAGGTGTGAGTGCAAAAGGTGTCATGCCTCAAATAGCTACGCCAGTTGGATTGTTGTACCCACATAAGATACAAGCTGCACTAGCTGAAAGTATGACAATGGATGTACCGGCTATACCAGGCAATGCTTTACTATATGAATTACTTATATTACTTACTGTACTAACATTAGCCATAGTTATAATACGTACACTAGGGCTCGTCGGAACCTTAGTAGGGACCGTGGGCCTCGTATCGTTAACCGCGGTCGGTGGTTGGTACTTAATTGTATCCAATATACTTATAGATGTAACTTATAGTATATTATCAGTTATACTTATATCAGTACAAGAATTTTATTTACGCTTTAACGAACAATTTAAACTTAGACAATTGATAAAGAAACAGTTTGAACACTACCTAGATCCTAAACAAGTTGCACGATTGCAAGACAACCCTGACTTATTACAGTTAGGCGGAGAGAAACGCACATGTACATTTTTGTTCACAGACGTCAGAGGGTTCACGAATCTGTCCGAAAAGTTATCTCCTGAAGAAGTAACAGAAATAATGAACAAGGTCCTTACCGCACAGGTTACATGCATTCAAGCTCATGGTGGTATGGTAGACAAGTTCATAGGCGACGCATGCATGGCCATATTTAATGCCCCCCTATGTATAGATGACCATGAAAAACGTGCAGTCGCCTGTGCCCAAGATATGCGTACAGCTATTCGCATGCTGCAAAAAGAATTGCCCGAACCGATTGCCATAGGTATAGGTGTTAATACAGGGGAAGCAGTTATAGGTAACATGGGCTCGGATAGCAGGTTTGACTATTCAGCAATTGGAGATGCTGTAAACACGGCCGCACGATTAGAAAGTGCAACTAAAGAAGCTGGAGTTGATATTTTGATTGGAGAAACTACTGCTAAAAAGATGCCGTTTGATCTGACACTACTAGCGCCTATCAAAGTAAAAGGTAAAGCAAAACCTTTGAAGGTGTATACTATATAAATGCCAAGAAATTATAAATTAGAATACGAACGATATCATAAGTCACCTGAGCAAAAGAAACGTCGTGCGGCACGAAATAAAATACGCAGACAACTATTAAGTAGTGGTAGAGTTATAAAAGGAAGTCGTGTTGATGTACATCATAGAGATGGAAATCCAGAAAATAACTCTCCAGGCAATATTGTTTTGCAAGATAGGTCAAAAAACCGTTCTTTCGCCAGAAATAGCAAATCTGGGAAAAAATGACTTCACAGAATCGCGCCTAACGCATTTTGTTAAGGTACCTAAGGCCTTAGGTCCAAAACTATATGAAATCGTTTGGCGGGCTTGTGCGTGCGTCCTCTGCGTTTTCTTCTTTTTCCAGTGTTTTAATCAGTCTTTTTAGATACCATTCGGCTTTTAAGACATCTTGTAGTCCTTTTTTGGCTTCGTAACGCCACATATACTTTTGAATGTTACCTTTAAGATAACCCTTAAATGCTTCAGGGGTCATACTTTCTTCAATTGCCACAATACATTCCACGTTTCCTGTGTTGTAATGCGGAGGTGAGTTTACATAATCAGTCATTTGTTTCTCCTAAACAAAAATGTGTTAATCCTTTTACAAACATTGTAAAAGATATAGCTTGGTTTTGAAATTGTTTTAGTGTGATGTGTGTGAGTGTAAAGTCTTCGGTAACGTACACGAGATTCCCAGATGCAAAAACTACGTACGTGAGGACACCATGTTCTTTCTGGCGAGTAAGCCAAATGCGCTGTTGCTCAGATAAGTTAATTTTTATTTTTGAGTTAAGCTTTGCAGGCAAGTCTTCTTTGTACTTATATTCGATCCAACAATGATTGTTGGGACCTGAGTAGTAAGTGTCCGATACACCGCCGTGGTAAGGATCATTAATCTTCCACCTATAAACTTCTTTAGGTAGTTTTTTGTGGACTTTATTTATGAACTCCTTTTCACGCACATCCTGAGTATAGCATACGTACTTGGATGCGACACTTTATGTCGCACCCGTACGAACACTTACCTAGGACTTAGCAAATGTTTTGTTGTAAAAACCTTTTGCAATTTCGTAAGTTTCTTCTTTCAACCAACCAACGTTAGAAACAGCAATGTTCATGAACCGTTGTCCAGCTTTGTTAGCTGTTTGCACGGAAGACATTTTCCATAAAGATGAAAATCTATCGCCCCCTAACTTAGCAATCTGTGTGTTCCATTCTCTAGAAACTTTTAGTTTAGAGATTGAACAATCAAACAAGAAAGGTATATCTGATATATCCCCTGTCTTCTCATCTACTTTTAACAGTGTATGAGTTTGAGTTCTGTTTATATCATAGTCATCTACTTTAAGACCTTCATCTTCTAGATGTTGTAGTGCTTCTGCTTGAGACTTAAAAGTCCCTACAAGACCACCACCTTTTTCTAGTTGTTTCCACACCACAAACTCTTCTTTGAAGTGTACGTTAACCAGATAAAGTTCTTTACCGTAGTTTTCTTTGGTTACAGTATTGATGAAGTCACCTACTTTAGCGCCTTCAACATACTCGCTATGGTTTTCATCTACTTCGTTTGATAACTGCTGTAGCTGTTTCAAACGTGGCGTAGACAAATGCTCTGAGCTAATGTTTTCATTACCCAGGTTACTGCCATTTTTTACATGAGCTGGCATGGTACTCGTTACTATACTTATATCATTAGACATCGAACGTTCTCCTTTTTATCTAAATTACTATTATGCTGACCTGAAATTAATTCTGGTCAACTCCGTACTTTTAACACCAGGTACATCAGTACCAGTTGCTATAAGTTCTCTGTAAGCCGTTGCAGACACACGTTTTTGCAAAAGCTCAAACTGACCTGTGTCTGTTACGTGCTGGTGCAATGCATCCCAATCTTCTACAGTTGGCACAATCTCATTTTTAAGTGAGATTGTACAAATATCATTAGAAATCTTGTCGAGCCCTTGCTCTTGCATCCTAATAGATATTTGACTTTCTAGTTCGCGTTGCTGTGACTTTAGAAGTTTTTCTTCTGATTGCACAACTTTAATTTGATTACGAACTTTAGCTGTTTCTGCTAATAAATCATTTAGTTTTTTCATGATACCTCCTTCAAGATATGTAATAAGTTTTCCATACGACCTAACTTAGTATTAAGTTTTTTGTACACCTCAGGTTCCCAAGTATTTCTAGCTTGGATGAGTATTGTTTCAGTCTTTTGTGTTTGACCTGCACGATAGATACGCTGGTTGAATTGTTGGTAATGTTCAGCATTATATGTAGGTGAACACCAGATTACTGTACTAGCTTTAGTCAGTGTAAGACCATGGCCAGCTGACTGTGGGTGACAAAACAGAACTTTGATTTGTCCTGCTTGGTATCTAGATACTATATCTTTCCTACGTTCAGCTGGTACAGAACCATCAATGAGCTCGAACGTATAGCCTTCTTTTTGTGCTAGTTCTATTAGTGCGTCACGTTCGTGTTTCCAGTTGAATGCTACGAGGCTGTGGGCCCGTTGTCCGACAAGTGTCATAACTATGTCATATCTTTCTTGATGTACAAACTGAACGACGCCGTCTTCATCGTACACAGCGCCTGTTACAAGTTGTAGCAGTTTTTTGACACGAGCTGCTGCATGCACAGCGTTGACTGTACCTGACTTGGTATACAAGACAGACTCATCTGCCAGCGTTTTGTATTGTTTTTGTACGTTAGGAGTCAGCTTAGTGTTGACAGTACGTACAATGTTGTCTGGTAGATCCATGCAATCAGACAGAGCAAACCGTATGCATATGTCAGATAACTTGTTAGCTACAGCTTCTTCTATACCAGGCTTATCAATCCATTCATTAGCAAAACCGTTGAATTTTGGTGTACAAGCTTGGTGTCTGAATGCATAGAACCTAGAGCCCAGACGTTCCCCGCCATCGACGAGGAAGACTGGATGCCAGATATCTAGAATAGTATTACTATTAGGAGTACCAGACATGGCAATCCTATTAGTAAAATATGAGATAATTTTGTTGAGATTTTTACTGCGTTTGGCTTCCCTATTTTTAAAAGCGGTAAACTCGTCAATAACGATTGTATCGAACTGCTTACAATATTGTGGATTTTTTTGTAAGAAGTTAACAGCTTCAAAATTAGTGATGACCATTTCGTTTGTATCATCTTCAAATATTTTTGCACGATTTTTTGCATAAGCTACTCCATATTTTATTTGAGGTTGGAACTTACTTATGTCCTCCCCCCACGCTGCTTCCAATATTGAAAGTGGCGCCAAGACTAACGTCCTGCCTCCAAGTATAGCATGGGCGTCTAAGACTGCACGTGTTTTGCCAGTGCCTGGGTCTGACGTAATCAGACAACACTTAGTGTCTACTATAAAATCTGTTGTTGTTTTTTGATGCGCGTAAGGCGCAGGGATATTATTATTTATCATCTATACTCCACCATTGCGTTCGGTGTTATTTGGGTGAACGCTTATGTAATGTTAATTATACTTAACTTATGCCCCATTCACAATGGGGTTCTGGACCTTTGCCAAAAGAACACCACCTACAGTTGTAAGTACTTGGGTTAGGTGGAAATTTAGTAGCAGTAGTCATAGCTACAGCTCGCTCATGTAGCTTTGGCATAAAAATCATAGCTTCATCTCGCGTGTACGTTTGCTCCATCGTAGTCCCATGATCTAGATACCACATTTCTGTGTTAAGTATTTCTAAATCAGGGTACATGAAGAACGTGCCGATAGCATAGATGAGCGCTTGTTGGCTGTGCGCGATTTCATTGCCCATTTGTTTACCAGTCTTATAGTCTATGACACGAGCTGATGTTTCAGACTCGTGTACTAAAGCATCTAGTTTGATTCGTGCCCAAGTGTCAGGAGAAATCCAACCTGTCGGTTCCCATTTTTGAGTAAACCCCCATTCTCCTTCAGTTTCGACTTTTCCATCTGCAAAAAGTTGTTTTAGCTCTTCAAAATTTTGAGAAAATTTTCTGAGTGCTTCTGGTAGTTCGCCGAGTTCAGAACGTACAAATTGTTCTGCTTGATCATGAATCCGAGTCCCACGCTCCGCTGCAGGACCAAAGTCTTCCTGTACTCGTTTGACTTTAGATATATAAGTTCTATATGCGCAAGACTCGAAAGTTTTTAAAGCCGAGTAAGACCATGCTGGTACTAGACCTAGTTCTAAATCCTCCGTGACCTCAACCGTTGAGATTAGGTCTGGACGTTTGGGTGATGTTAGATTCTCCATTCTCTAATAAGTTCAAATCCCTTTCGTCGAAATGTTCTTTTATTAACTGTTCTCGAACATTATTGTCTATTTTCCAAGTTAATACAACCCCGCGTGGTATGCCAGCGTTACGATCTTTGCTTATACGTTTACGCGCAGTCTTAATATTTAGTCGTGACATAGCTTTAGAAAAGTCTCTTTGTGACATGGTATTGCGGCTGTCTGTTAAAGTATCGTACACAACTTTGAAATGAGCTAATGGTATTATTGTTTCAGCACCGAGACTAGCTATCCATTCTTTTACATATCTTTGTGACGTACTTACACCACCAGCATCAAAGGTGTTTGTAAGTGGTATATCTAACACATCTGTAAAATACTCGAGGTTGCGTGTACGAATTGCATTTGCAAATTCTTCGAGAACAGACATAGATACTTCTTTCATTTCTTTCTTCGCGTCATTTTCTAGAGCTGTGTGGGCCATACGTACGTCAACTTTAAACTTGTTTAACACTCCTGCGAGAATATATAACTCAGGTTCTAGTGCATCTAAGTTTTCTAATAACTCTGGAAAAGCTTGTTCTATTTTTTGTTCTTGTCGTGGTGCCACGTTGTATCTTCTGTCACTGTCTTCTATCTTGACTGCGTCTGCTCTGTTTGTAAGAAAGATAAAGTTCGTGAAAGACGGCAGCTCGATCTGGTTTGTACGCATAGCTCTAATAGTTAAGTTAGGTTCTGTGATTTGATGTTTTAGTTTATCGGCCATTTTACCAACAGATCCTGAGTCAGCCATACGAAATTCATCAACTACTAAAAATAATGCAGTACGCATGTATAAGTTAAACTGTTCTTCTATATTTTCTAATGCTCTCATTGGTGTTTGCATTTCACCAAATAATGGCTTAAGAACTTTATGTACGAACAAACCTTTACCAATCCCTGGTATGCCCGTAAATATCCATGCGGTCATTGTCTTCTTTCTGTATTGATATATGTAAGCTAACCAATTTATAAAATGTTCAAACTCAGGTTTGCCATTACCAAGAGCATGCATCATAAGTTTGTAAAAGTTAGGTGCAATCTTTTGGATCTGGATGGCTTCACCGTACGATAGTTCCTTTACGTTCTCTTCGCTACGCAGCATGTATGGCGTACGTCTAAATAAATTTACTGAGTATGGAACGGTCTCCAAGTCAATACCTTTGTCACCGCTAGGATCGAATACGACACGAGCATCAGGAACAAAGTCCATGGCAGGGCGACCATGAGACTTAAGGAAATCATTAATAGAGCTTTTGCCCGTTGGCGTAAGGGGATACTCGTCGTCAAATTGTTGTTTTGTTTCATCATACACTCCGTTGTAATAGGTATCCGTAAAGAAGTCACGTAATACAATTGGTTTCTTTTTAGTTTCGTTATCTATCTTATCTGCAAATATTTCAAAGATACTACGATAAAAATCTGGGTCTGCTTTTTCTATTTCCCATACAGGTTCACCTTTAAAGTTGTACATGTAGTGTGGGTTGGTTAGTAAAAAGTAATAACCTCCGCTGTCACCATTGTTTACATTACAGTTAACAAAAGGTTCGGACACGCGTGTGATCTGAATAGTCATTTTGTCTGGGTTTTGCAATACTTCGTGTGCTTCTCCAGCAACATTGACCGTGGATAACTTGCCAGTTCTTTTAGGAAGATTATTTTTCTTTCTAAGATTATCTTTAATCTGCAAACTAAGGGTGTGTACTTTTTCAGGGTTCACACCTATTAAAGACGAGGAGATTTCAAGAACAGGCGAACCACGGTCAATCTTGACAAATCTACCTTTAGGGTAAGGGTCTGCAACGCCAGTAAACTTAGGTGTTGCTATGTATATTAACTTACTGTTATCTGCGACAGATGGGTCTAGTATATATGAAAGACTTTGACCATTAGCTGATAACTTAATCTGTTCTGCTAAGAAATCAGTTTTATAGTTAATCATACGAATAAAATCTTTTAGAGTCTTTGGGTGTACTGGCATATCTAATAAGAAAAATAGATGTAATGACACAGTATCTTTCTTGAAGCCTAAAGACGCACTGGCCTGAGCGATATAACTTACGTTATGAAAAACTTCTGGTAGTTGTAAGACAATCTTATCGGCCAGTGCTTGTAAGTCCCCTGGATTAGATGTATGTAAACCGTCTACATCCAGCACTAACAGCTGCGTAGTTTTTGCACGTTCGGACATAAAAGCCCGGGGTTCGTTGTCCAGTGTTCGTTTTAACGAACCTTTGTGTAAACACGCACCTTTGTCAGCTTGTTTTGTTAGTAATGTATATAATTTATTTAGTCCTTTTTTGTCTACAGATATATCAAAATGTTCTGAACTAAAGTCTTTGACTAGTGGATATGGTTTGATGCCATCTTCTGATATTTCTTTGGACAGGGGTTTTTTAGCGTTTAAAAACACAACTTCCATAATTAAATCTCCTTTTCTAAGTATACTTCTTCTCTATCTATTCGTACAGATTTGTCTGCCTGGAACCCTAGTTTGCATTGAGTTGGTGATATATTAGTTACTGTTACAGTACAGATTACTCTTCCATCCTGTTGTACGATAACTTTGTCACCTTTTTTTCGAGTCAGTATTAAGTTTTTATTTGTCATATACTTGGCTTACGCCTCCCTCAGCGTCGAGCGGTAGATCTTGACACCACTCTGGGGCTGTACACATAATTTTTATAATTTTATCCATTGTAGCATCAGCATTATATTCTGAGCCAATAGCAATTATTTCGTCATGTACCTGTAAAACAATATCTACTTCAGGTAATGCTTGTATTTCTAGCATTTGGTCGGTGATGACCAGCCTGGATAGTGCTTGTACAACATTTTCTGTTATGCGGGGGCCATGTGTACGAATTAACTCTCGTTCAGTTTTGTATAAAAATTGACCAGCTTGATAATACAAGTTGGGATAATTTAATCGCATACCGTTTGGTAGTTTTAATGCGTGTCGTTCGATTGTAAGGGGCCCGTACTTTAGTCCGATACCACGCGGGTTAACCATTTGAAAGAGCGAATCTTTCATACCTGACCAGAGCCTTGGTATGTTTGGATACATGCCACGATACTGCATAACAATAGCTTGAGCTGTAGCATCTCCTACGTCTACGGATGGGGAGCCAGTTTTTAGCGTTGCTTGGAACTTGTCGGCTCCCATACCGTACCCGAGACCGAGGATAGCTGTTTTACCTACGTATCTTTC